CCCGCGCCCGGACGTGAACCCGTGCGAGGTGTCCACGCCGTCAACCTCTTCTGCGGCTTGCTGATGGAGCCACGTAGGCGTGAGGCCGGTCCCCTGGAATCGGGTACGGGCTTGTGAGTCAATGGCGTGCATACTGCCCTCAAGGGCGGCGTCCGCGCTTAGAGAGAACAGGTCTGCTGGGTTAGGAATCTGGTCGGACAGTCGCTGAATGTCGGCCTCCTGCAAGACGCCGAGTTCCTGTGCAGCACCCAAGGCTGTCATGACCTGAGCCCGGTAACCGTTCATCTGCGCGCTGTCCGCGTAACTCACGGCGCCGCCTCCGTGCTGTCTACGGAAGTCGATCATGCGCTGCAGACCGTCGTGGATCAGTTGCAACTGGACACCGCTGTCAACGGCGTGCTGTGCGCTTTCACCAAGCTCCTGATGGTAGACCGCCCACTGGTTCGGGTCGTTGACCGTCAGGTTGCCGAGGGACTGTCCACGCTGCAGTGCGGGACCACCCTCGCCGACCAACTGTCGGAGGGCGCTGAGCGAGAGACGATGACGCCCATGGCCACGGCGTGCTCGTGCGGCTGTCTGCATCTGCTGCTGGTAAACGGCCTGTCGCTGCGCCTGAAGGGCGTTCTGCTCCGCTGCGTTGGCTTGGAGGTCAAGTCCTGTAGCCGTCTGCTGAGCGGCCTGTACGTCCAACGTGGAGCTACCACGGGCCATCATGCTGCGGAGACGTCCAGCCATGCGGCGGTAGGCCACGGAGCGGTATGCCTGTTCGGCGGCTACGGCGTCTTGGAACTGACCGTGGAGGTGGTTCAGGAAGCCCCTGCGGTGCTGAATGTCCCTGCCTGCGATGGTGATGTTGGCTCGCTGCGCAGCAAGGTCTCGCTCCACGGCGAGGTTCATGATATGCATCGCGTTGTTGGTCGGGTTGCTGCCGGGGAACATGATGGACTGCATGACCTGCAGCCCTGCCGCCGTACGGCGGTGCCTACCGCAGCGGAGAGGCGTGTGCCCGAGTCCGCGTTGCGGAACAGCCGGTAAGGGTCCACCCGCATGGTCGAGAAGCGGTCCACAGATTCTGCCAAGCGGATACCCGCGTGGTGTGCCACGGCGCGTGCCTCATCTTGGTCATCCTGGTACTCCTTGATGGCGTTTTCCATCCCGGCTGCTGTATCGTCGATGATGCCAGCGGCGTCTTCGCCCATCTGAGCACGGGTGTCTCCCTGGTCGAGAATGCCTTGTACGTACTGATCGAGAAGCTCGTCACGCTCCCCACCGAGGGCTGCGAGGTCGTCGTCGATCTCACCACCACGCTGCGCGAGAGCGCGCACCTGACGGCGAATGGCGAGCCCGTTGCCACGACCACGAGGGCGGCCCTGCAGCTGCTCTAGGATGCGCTGCTGCGCCAACTGACGGATCTGCCCTTGGAGGTCTTGCGCGCCACCACCGAGGTTCACCGGCTGCCCTGTGCGGACGTCGATGGCCTGTCCCTGCGAGTTGATCGTGAGACGGCCACCGGACTGCATCTCTAGGCGGCGGCGTAGGTCGTCAGCAGGGCCTGCCTGCTCAGTCGGGGCGTTCAGGTCGAACTGAGGCGCTTGGGGCTCGTTCAGCGGGTTGTTCGGGTCGTATCCGTGGGCCTGCTCGGTAGCGGCCTGCTCCTCCGCGAGGGTCGGGGCAGCAGGCGCCTGTGAGGCTGCTACGGGCTGCTCAGGGGCTTGCGGAGCTTCGAGCCACTGCTGGAGGTCGTCCGGGTTCGCGTCCGGGAGGCCAACTGTGTCGCTGAGACCGGCGAGCATCGGAGGCTCAGGGATGGCCTGCCCGATGTCGAGCCCGAAGGGTCGAACAAACCAAGGGAGTCCGCCGTGTCCTGTGGGACGAGGACGGGCTGTCCTTGTGCGTCTTCCGCTTGGAATAGGGGGTTATCGGGCATCGAGGGCCGTATCGCTCATCACGCCGTTCGTGGTTCGTGGACTTCTCGCACCACGTCGTGCCTGAATGTCGCGGATCAGCCTACGCCGCAGGATGAGGTCTCGGGCCTCCCGCTGACGACGCAGAAGCTCAAGAGTCCTTCCCGGGCCGGGTGCTGCCGTGTGGGTGGCGTTCCGGGCTGTGGGGTCGAACGAGAGGAAGCCCGGCGTGACCGTCTCGGGCTGCGGGGTCTCCTCAGCCGCTCGTTGGTCCTGCCTGCGGCCGAGGATGGCTCGTACGGCGTCACGACGGCCGTGGCCCATCTGCGTCCTCGGGGGGACCGTCGGGCTGACGTCTGCCTCGGCACCGCCACCTGTGGGGACGGTACGCAGACCGCCGAGTACGGCGTGTACCTGATGCGGAGGACGACGGTGCTGGTTGGAACCCTCTACAGAGGTCGCAAGGGGGCGTGTGCCCGCCTCTGTAGCACGCTCCTGCTGATTGCGGTCCACCTCGTCCATCATGTAGAGCAACTGACGGGCATCTTCGGGAGAGACGCCTTCAAGGCTGCCCGCATGCGGGATCTCGGGGTAGTCATCCTGACGCCCGGTCGCCCAAGCGTGGCGCACGCGCTGACGAAGCTCCTCAGGGGCCTGCTGCAGTTGGGCCTGCTCCTCCTGCCGGAACCTGTCTGCTGCCGTGGGGGGCGGAGGCGGCAGTGCGGGCTGCTCGTCACCACCCGGAGGGGTCGAGATGGTCACATCAGGATGACTCTGGCGGCGCACCTGAGCCTCAAGGCTACGTAGACGCTGATTGAGGCGTGCGTTGGCCGCCAGGGCGGCTTCCACGGCGCGGTCCCGGTTGAGTACGCGGGTGCCGTCGGAACGCTGCTCCACGACGTTGCGTCCTGCGGGGGACTGCTCAAGGTCTTGGGCAACGATGCCGGTGTGCTCTCGGTCGGCTCCCGGCTGTCCGGGCTTCATGGAGAACTGCTTGGGACTCATGCTGTCGAGCATCTGATCAGTGGCTGCGCCCCCGTCTCGGATGTTCTGCTTGCGCCGCTCGTCGCTGATGATGGCGTCCGGGTGCGCAGCAGGCGTGGGCTCCTCAGGTGCGGGCTGAGGAGGACCGGCTTGGTTCTGCGCCTCTTGGGTGGACAGTTGCGCCCCAAGGGTGTTGGCGACCGTGCCGATGCCGAAGGCTCGTGCGCCGTGGCGGCGCTGAGTCGCTTGGTTGGCGATGGCCATCTCTCGGGAGGCTGCGAGGGCTTCCTGCTGAGCGGCTACGCCCTGCTGAGCGGCGAGGTCGTTGAGTGCGTACCCGGTGTTGATCTGCGTCAGGCCGGGGCTGCGGGAGGGTACAGCACGAATCTGTGCAGCAATCGCCGGGGCGGCATGTCCGAAGTAGGCGTTGGCTCCACTAGAGCCTTGACCGGCCATGCGGCGGTGAAGCTCCTGGTTGAGCAGGTGCGTTCCTCGCCCCTTGCGGGTACCCTGGATGGCGCTGTACAGGCCGCCTGCAGCCTGTAGACCCATCGCGATTGCAGCTAGAGACATATCAATCCTAGTGTGACTGGTCCTTGGTGAGCACCGCCGAACCGGCCGGCTCAAGACCCGCAGTGATGGAAAGGCCCTTCAACGTGAAGGCCCCTCCGTTAGAAGTGTGAGTGATGTCTACCCGCAACGCTTGGCACTTCTGGTCTTCCAAGCGGATACGAAGTTGGCCGGGACTCGCATTGGCGGCGTCCACGGTGTAGGTCGTCGATTGGTCCTGCGTCTCGTCGTAGTCCGTGTAGATGCGCACGAGGATGGCCGCCCCGGCTACGGCCTCGAACAGCAGATGGACGAACCATGTGCGGGAGTAGCCCTGCAGTCCCGCAGGTTTGATCCAGGCACTTTGGTACCGGCAGTTGCTCACGGGGGCGCCCGTGTCCGTGTGGATGTTCGCGCTGCTGACCGTCACGTCGTCTAGGCTGTAGGTCGTGTCGGTCTTGGTGTCGTAGACCACGTCGGAGTTGCTGAGAGACTCCGTGGAGGTCGTCCACACCTGCTTGTCGTAGTTGTACGTGACGGTCTTGGAGGCGTAGACCCAAGTGACTTGCTTCTTGTTCGGCTGCTGAACCGACGAGACTACAGTGCTGTCCGCTGTGTCCCGCGTGGCTCGTCCGAGGTACCTGCACGTTGGTCGAGCGGTCAATGTGGTAGAAGCCGTTGACGCCTTGGAAGAACAGCCCCCTGGTCCGTGTTGACGATGGAGTCGGCCGATGCACAACCGGTGTCGGTCTGTACGCGGCGTACATCGTAGTTCTGCCCCCGGCCGGTGTTGTCTGCGCCTGCACCCACGAGGCGGTACACGCGGGTCTTGGGTGAGCACGTAGATGGTGCTGTCCACCGTGCCGATGCCCATGATGTCGCCCGCGTCACCGTCGAACTCGACGGTGAGTGCCTCGTTGAACTCGGGGGCGATGCCGTCTTGGAAGTACTTAGAGTACCAGATGCGCGTGCGGTCGAGAGCGTCTACGCCGAACACGCGACGGCCATCGGAGGCCATGTGGTGGAACGGAGGGGCGTACTGCGGGTGAAGCTCGCCGCCCTTCCACCAATCCTTGGGGGAACTGTAGGAGTCCCACGGGAACTCTGCGGGGTCTGTGGCCGGAACGACGGAGGCGTGGAACGTCACAGCGTTGCTGAGTTCGTACCAGTCCGCCGACGAAACCGGGTCCGACATTCGCGTGGTCCAGAAGGCATTCTGGACACCTGCAAGGGACGCCGTGAAAGTTACGTACCACAGGTTGGTCACGCTTCGGTTGTTGCGCATGAAGGGGAAGCGCATAGTGAGGTCATTCAGGTGGCTGAGTGTTGACCACCCAGTTGCATCCGAGGCGTCCGCCGTCACCTCCCCGAGCATCCAACCGGCTGTCCGCCGAGACTGTCCGCCGACCGCCCACTCCCAGTTTGCGACGCCTCGCCCGCCGCTATACGCTGCATATCCTGGAGGGTCGAGGTAGTTTCCGGTCTCGCGGCCGAAGTTCGGCAGATAGGATAGTTCACTCACTCCGCTGTTGGTGACCAAGTGGAGAAGACCGCTGCTCACGAGCGTGCCTCCAAACACGAGGGCCTTGGCCCGACGAGAGGGCGCGGGGTCGAAGAACACCGGCGTCAGGGGCTTGTTGCCGTAACGCTGGGTGTCGTCTACATGCGAGACGTTGCCGTTCCACGGGTGGTCCCAGTACGGGGCGGTGCGGGGCACCGAACCGCCGTCCCCGCTTCCGCCACCCACGGGGATGATAAAGCGTCCGTCGTAGGTCTTGGACGGGATCACCGGGGCGAGCCACTGCTTGCCGCTGCCGCCATCCGTGGGCAGCACAGCGACCACCTCATGGACGAGGGGCGTAGTGGTGTAGAAAAGGCCCGTGGCCTTGTCGCGTGCCTCTACGGAGTGCTTGATTATTTGGCAGATCGCCGTGTACTTCTGGCCGTCTGGTAGTTCCGCCTCCGGCCCGTTGTACAGGGCGTTGTCGTTCGCGTACGTGAAGCTGTAGGACGAGTCCCCGGTAAACTTCGTGGCGATCCACACGTCGGTGCCGTCTGTCCAGAGGCCCGAGACAGCGGTCGGGCTCGTCACAGAGGTTTGCACGGCTGCGAAGCCCCCGGAGGCCGTCGTAGTCCACACAGACGTGCCATCTGTGGCGTAGTAGGTGTCCCCCGAGACGTTCACTAGGGAAGACCACACGGTCATGCCTGAGTAGGCACCCACAGCAGTACCTCCGCTGTCCACCGTCCACCCGTAGCCGCTAGTCGTGCATAGGAGCGTCTTGCCGAGGTTGGGGTCTTCGTAGACGCCCACGAACGGGCCGAACGTCCCGTAGACGTAGGCCGGGGCTGAAATGGGCGTCACCGTCAGGACACCCTGCAGGCATGCTTATCCGAAAGATGACGCCGTTGGAGTCCGCCCCCGTAGCATACGTACCTTCCCCAGTGGCGTCTGCCCCGAAGACGTACCACTTGTTCGTGGCAGAGTCGACACTGGCCGTACTGAACATGCCGTTGGTCAGGTTCTGGGTGTCTACAGCGCCAACCCACAACCCGTTCGCTGTAGCGGCTGAGATGCCCGTGATCAGGAAGTACCGTCCATCCACCGCAGCGACGCGTGGCTGCCCTACGTCCCGGGAGTTGAACTCGATCCGAGTCTTCGGGACTACGGTTTCCCCGGACTCAGCGTATACCGCATAGAAGGACTCCCAACGGTACTGCTGCTCTTGAAAGACGTACCAACCGCCGCCGCCTCCGTCTAGGGTCTCGTCGAGCGTCTGATGGGATTCCACGACACAGACGTAGGCTCCTGCCCGAGCGATGGACGTGAAGCATCCTAGCGGTCTTCGGGAGCGCCTTCTCAACGTGGATGCCCCGGTAGGAGGGTTCCGAGATTTGATTCCAGTCGTCGTTCTCAGGCGAGTAGACGTAGCACTCCTTGCCGAGCACGGTGATCTGAGGCTCTACGACGAGCGTGTCAGCCTGAGAACTGAGGTTCTTCGTGAGCACNCGCTGCACGNGGGTGTTCAAGGCTCCGTAGCGGTCGGCCTCAAGGTTCTCAGCAACGAGGGCGTACGGAGGGTCCAACAGGTGGTCATCCGTATCCTCGTTGACACCCCCAGAGATGGGGATGTTGACTTGCTTCTTCTCAAGAGGCATCAGAACACCCAGAGGGAGACGGTAACATCGTTGTCGCTCGCCATGGCTAGATTCTTGCCCGAGGCAGACGTCATGTAGACGCTCGCAGGGGCGCTCTGCCGAACTACGACGGCTCCGGTGGGGACCGTGCCGAGGCCATGCGTCACCTTGGCCCCGCTTGCGGACTTGACTTCGACATCCTCTACAAGAGCGCCCTTGGCGATGGCTCCAATCTGCTTGAAGCCCTCGTCCACACGACCCTGCACGCGGTCAAGCATCTGCTTGCCGGTGTGGAGCATGTCGAACACCTGTGATAGACCTCCGAGGGCCATCAGTACTCTACGATCTGCACACGCTCGGGGAAGCCGGCGTCTCGGTGGTTCGCAAGGGCCTCGATGCGCTTCGTAAGGCGCACGAGACGTACCTGCAGGGCTGCCGTGTCAAGCTCTTGCTTCTCTACGCACTTGATGGCGCTGTCCACAACGGCGTACTCCTCCCACCCGTTGAAGCCGTCCCAAATGTCCGTTCCGTTGACCATCTCGGGGGCATGTGGGATGTACCACATGGTGACCTCGTGGACGCCATCCGGGACAGGGGTGAAGCGCATCTTGTACGAAAACCCATTGGCGGGGTCTACGTCGGCTGTGCCGTAGGTGCGGTAGAACACGTCTCCGGTGTAGCTCCACCCGGTAACGCCCGTGCCGTTGCTAGAGCGGCCGTAGTAGCGGTCNGCGAACGAGTAGGGCCGNATGGGCCAAGGGGAGCCGCCGCCGAAGTCGATGTCCACGCCTCGGAGCAGGAAGAAGTCCGAGGGGAGGTTGTAGGTGTCCGTCCCGTTGACGGTGTTCAGGGTGCTCGTCTTGAGGAAGAACTCCTGCCCCTGATGGAGAATCAGGAGGTCGTACAGGTCGGTGATGCTCTCGTTCAGGAAGCGCGTGATGTCTGCGTCCGTGAGGACGTTCGAGTCAACAATGTCCGCCCGCAAGCGCACGTCGGCGATCAGGTTCGTAAGAGTTCGGGTGCGCGCCATCGTTCTAGTGTAGTCTGGTCAACGCAAAAGGGCCGCCCACTTCTGCGGACGGCCCTCGTGCTGTGTCGAAGTCAATCAGGGGGCGGACGAGTTCTTCATTACGCAGTTGTAGTGAAGTTCCTCCGAGGAGGAGAGGTCCGTGGCCGTGCCGCCGAAGGTCTTGACCGCCACAGTGACGGTACGAGTCGTCTCGTTGACCGTGGTCGCCCGAGCAAGCAAATCGGCCGAACCGGCCACCGCAGCAATGAAACTGCGGACGATGACCGTGCCGTTGCCCGGAAGGGTGACGTCGTAAACGCCAACTCCTGTCCGAACAATGCTGACGCTCTTGCCCTCTTGGCCCGTGGGGTCCGAGGTACCGGCGCCGACCGCCTTACCAGCGACCACCACAAGTGCCTTGTCCAGACCCTGGACATCAGATAGTGTGCGGTTGATCATTGGTCAGTCCTTACGCCGGGAGAGTGATGACGCCGTTCCAACCGGGAGCGGTGCAGCCAAGCTGCGCGTAGTAGCCCGTGCGGACCTCCACGGCATCGGCAGAGTTCTCCCGAAGGAAGCGCAGACCGTCGCTACGGAGAATCTTGGGGGCAGCACCCAGAGAGTACAGCTTCCACGTGTCGCGCTGAAGCGCGTAGGCGGTACCCACGGGGCAGTCGCGATCCGGGAGGATCTTGACGGGACCGGTGGGACCATGCATCATCACAGCCTTGAAGCTGATGTCGGCATCGCTCGCGCGAACCGAGTCATACTCCTTGGCAGACCCGAGGGCCTTGAGGAGTTGCTGATGGTTGGTGTGGTTCATAAAGACGGTATCCGTCTCGCCACCCGCGACTGCGATGTCCGAACAGGCACCGATGATCGCCTCTTCGACCGTCTCAGCCGAGCCGTCGTAGCGAACGCCCGAGAGGCGCTCGGTGTCTACGGAACGGTTCACGCCGAAGAAGCTATCCGAACCGCCAGGAGCCGTCGCCGGGAGCCAAGCGGCGAGGCCGCTGAGCTTGGCAGACGAGTCGCCCTCGACAGCGAGGTACTTGTTCGTGGTCGTGAAGCCGGTGCCCGCCGCGAGGGTCACAGTGCCAGCACTGCGGTCCACAGCCGTGATGTCCTGCGTACCGACCACCGTGCCGCCGCTCGTGGCCGCCGACGTGAGCGACATGCCCACCTCGAAGTTCACGATGTCGGACTTGTTGGTCAGCGTGATGACGGCGCCCGAGATCGAGCTAAGCACCCCGATGGTGCCCGTACCGTCACGGAACAGCGCGCCACAGAGGGAACGCTTGACCGAGCGGAGGATGCCGTTGATCTCGGTGCTCGCAGCCTCCATGAAGGCGTTGGGCTTGCCGATGGACGCCTCAAGCGTCTCGTTGTCGATTGAGGCAAGGCCGTAGTCCTTCTTGCGAACGAGCACGAAGTCCTCGAACTTGCTGGCGACCTTGTTCGACTTTGCAGTCGCGAAGGTAGCCGACCGGCCCTGGGGAGTGCCGTACTGGATCGGGATCGGCAGGTTCTTGCCGCCGAAGCGCTCCATCTTGGGAAGCCACGCGAGGAATGGGGATCCCCGGTAGACCATGTTCTTGACCCGCTGGTCCGTGTAGTGCGCCTTGAGCGCAGCGTCAAACGACGATAGGTCGAGTGCAGCCATTTGTCAGTCCTATTCAGAAAACTGCAGCAATCTTGCAGCGGCGAGAAGACTCTCTTGGTCATCCTCGGGCCAGTCTCCTGGCGCTGTGCTGGGGGGAGTTGCTGAGTGTTGGTTGGTGAGGGTTGGGGTTCCCGAGGGCTGACTTGGCGGGGGAGTGTTCGCTTGGGGGGCCTGCGCGCCTTGGATTGCTGAGTAGAGTTCCGAGAGTTGCGTCTCAACCGCTTGTGCGGCTACTGCCTCGGATAGTTGCTCACCCGTCTCAACAAAATGTGCATGCAAATAGTCGAATACGGCACCAGACATGGCTGCCGCCTTCGTAAGAGGGTATTCCGTTGACTCATTGACGAAATGGGTCACCTCGTCCTGAGCCTTGGCGATCTGCTGCTGCCGCAGGCCCTCCGCGTAGGCTTCCTGCTGCTGACGAAGAGTCTGCTTGACCTCCGCAAGCTCGTTGCGGACGGGAGCGACGGGATCGAGCCTGTCACCGGCGAGTCGCTGACGCGTCACATCGTCGTAGCTGACGCCCTGGTTCTGCAGGAACTGCAGCGGGTTGCTCTTGGCAAGCTCAGCCATCTTCTCAGCCCGAGCGATGGCCTCCGACTGCTGCTTGATGGCTGCCTCTTGGCGGCGCACCTGATTCTCGCGAACCATGAGCATGCGAAGGGCCTCAGTCTGCTGTCCGGGCGGGGGTGGTGCTGGGGGAGCCCCGGGTGTGGGCTCTGGTGGGGCCGTGGTGGCCGCAGGAGGCGCTGTGGGGGCCTCCGGTGTGGTTGCCGTGTCCGAACCCACCTGGGGCGCTGCAGGCGCTTCAGGGGCCGCCTGTGCGGGTGTGTCTGCCATCTGTATCTCCTATGTCGTTACTGTACAGGAGGCTGTCCCGGGGCGGGGCCTTGTGGAGCACCACCGGACATCATGGGGACGCCCTGCCCACCGGGGGCTGGTGGAGAGCCTGCACCGGGCATGACTTCCTGTGGAATCTGTTGAGCGACGGCAGACCTGCGCAGTAGCAGGTGGGTCGCTCGCATGTACTCGCGCAGCAGGCTCAGGCGGTCCTCAGGGACGCCGTGCTCCATCGCGCGGTTGTAGGCGGCTTGGCACTTCTTGAGGGCCAGGGTGGCGTCTTGGAAGGGCTCAGGAGCCTCCCATTCGCCCTCGTCGAGCAGCTTCTCGATGACGCGGTCGATGTTGTCGCTTGCGGCACGGTCGAGGTTCGTCTCCGACTCCAAGTCGGGGAAGTCGAGCAGGCGTAGGCCGACCTTCTGGTCGATCATGCCCGTGTTGATCATCTCCTGCACCTTGGAGAAGCGTCCTGCGGGGGTCGGAGGCAGGGCAGAGGCCGGGAAGACCTTGAGGACGAAGGCATCCTCGTCCAGGTCCACGTCAGGCCACTTGACCGAGACAGTGGTGTACTTGTCCTTCTCGGCGACCATCGTCCAATCGGGGAACTCCTTGCTGATTTCCTTGCCGAGTCGCACGATGTGCTTGGCGAGGTCAAGAAAGAGGTTCTCGTACGCCTTGACGAAGACGATATACCGCTCGTTGCGCACCTCGTTGTACTCGCGCACGGCTTCGCCGCTTGTGAGCCCCTTGGGGATCTCACCGCCGCTGAACGTCTGCGAGATTCCGCCGATCATATACGCCTGCGTGACCAACCGGTCGAGGTGGGCGAAGACTTCCGGGTGAACGGTCTGGTTGGGCTTCACGATGGGGGCTGTCCCCGTGTAGGGGATGATGGCGCCCACCTGATTGTTCAGGATGGCCTTGTTGACTCGGGTTCCGTTCTCGACGAAGACCCACGGCACCGCGAGGCGCTTGAAGGAGTCTTGGATTCGCATCAGGATGCGGTTGATCTCAACCTGTACGCCCGTAAGCTCCTCCGCGAGGCCCATGCCGAAGAAGCCGAGCAGCCGGGAGGACCAGCGCAGGAAGACGAAGGGGAACTCGGGGCCGTCCCAATCCTCGGACATCAGCGTCGCGTCCGCGATGGTCACGACGTGCTTGCCGTCCTTGGCCTCGGGGCTTGAGGGCTTGTGCCACGACTCCACGACGAGGATTTGGTCGGGGGCGATGTCTTGGATGGTGTTGGGCAGCACCTCCCACGTGTCCCACCCACGGTCGTTGTCCACGGCGTCGATCTCGATGTCGTGGCCGGGGTAGAGGCTCTTGAGGACGTCCTTGTTGATGTACTTGGTCTGGTGGAGCTGCTGAGGCTCCCCGTAGAGCCCTTCGAGGGGGTCGACGTGAATCTCGCCGGGGAACGTGCGCTCGATGGTGATCTTGGTCGTGCCGGGGTGGCGGTAGATTTTCATCACGCCGATGTCGAACACGAGGGCATCGAGGATGACGTGTGGGACGCGCATGTCGACGCCGCACTTGTAGAGCACGCCGCTGACGAACTTCTCAAGGTTCTTGGCCCGGATGCGCAGCGAGTCGTTGCCGCCCTCGCTCAGGAAGACNGGCCGNGGCTTGCTGCGGCTGACCATGGCCGTGATGGTGTCCGTGATGGACTTGATGACGTTGAGCGTCATGCGCTCGGAGTCCTGCGTGCGGTAGTAGCTGTCCGGGGTGTACCCCGAGACGTCGCTGTTGCCGTACATGCGCAGAGAGCGCAGGATGATCGAACGCCTGCTCTCGGTGTTGGTGTGGATGCGGTACATCTCTTCGACGACGCCCTCGTGGGGTTTGTCGGAGAGCCACCAACGTAGATCCTTGTTGTCCATCAGGTAGCCGAGTAGAACAGGAGGTCGTCGGGATCAGCAGGCGTGGCGACTGCGAGGTCGGCGAGGTCCACCGTGGGGTGCTCGAACTCGACTTCAAGGCCGTCCCACCGAATCCTGTGGACGCCTGCAGCGCGCAGCTTAGGCAGGAGGTTGAGTAACTCGTCTTGCGTCATCGGTAAAGGGTGTGTGGTTACTGCAACCACCACGGATCGCCGTTTCCCTCTAGTCGAGCGACATCCTCGGCCTCCATGCGGTCCGCTTCGGCCTGAATGGCCGTCTAGGGAGGCCTGGCCTTGGGGGCGTGCGTGCTGCCACTCGTCCTCGTAGTGCCTGCAAGCACGCCATCCGTAGAGCATGGCGTCGCACAGGTGGTCCGCGAACCGCTTATCGTCGACCACCCAGTGGTTCTTGCTCATCTTGTCGAGATCCCACTGCAGAATCCGCATCTCGTCGATCAGTTCGGGGTTCCCGGAGCCTACGATCTCCAAACGGCCTGACATGAGGTCTCCGTTGAGCATCGCGATGTAGCCAACCTTGTTGGACTTGTCCGCTGCGACGACCGGGAGGCTGAATGTGCGCTTCATTTCCTCCACGTAGCCCTTTCCGAGGCCACCGGCGTCCACAACGACGCGCGTGAGGGGGTACTTGCGCATCAGGCGCTCGATTCGGGCGGCTACAGCCGATGGGATGAGTCCTGACTGCTTGTAGGACTCCAAGACGGTCGCCTTGCCGGACATCCGGGAGTAGGCGAGCACCACGAAGGCTGTGGGGTCATCAAAGCCTAGATCCACACCAAGCACGTACTCGGTGTCGCCGTGGTCGACGAAGCTTGGAACGACGTTGTGCGCCTCCTCCATCTTGTAGACGAGACCCGTGGCGTCGCGGATCCACACGCCGCAGTACTCACGCAGGTAAGTGGGGTTGTTGGTGTTCCACCCCTTCTGCTCCCGCTTGCGCTTGAGCCACTCCTCCACAGCAGGCAGGTGGGGGTTGTCTCGTAGGGTCCACTTGTGGACAGACCAACCGGGCATGCGCTCGCACATGTCGTAAAATGGGCCAGCACAGGCGGCATTCGGGGTGCCGGTGAGCACGATCTGCCCATTGTAGTCGAGCGTGGCCGGCTCAAGGACGTCCTCGATGAGGTCGTGCAGGAAGTACGGGAAGCCCTGCGCCTCATCTACGATGGCAATCGGGTAGGCGGGGCCTCGCAGCTTCTCAATCTGCCTGCGGTCCTCAGCGCCTCGGATGATGATCTTGGACTTGTTGGGCAGCACCACGTCGCCGGTGTTCTCCCGGTAGCGTAGCGGGAGATTGCAGGCGTCTCCGATAGAACGCAAAGCGGGCCACAGGATGTCCTTTCCTGTGTCCCGCGTGAGGGTGATGTAGGGCACGATGCTGCGTTCGTGCTTCAACCCTGCGTTCAAGAGCATGTGCGCCACCCCGAAGGACTTGCCCGCGCGGCGGCTGCACACTGCGATCTTGGACTTACTTGCGTCGTTTACGAACTCTCGCTGCGGGCCGAACAGCAGGCTTGCGTCCACTGACCTTTGCTGGTTCAGGCGCTTCTGCGCCTCCTCCAACACCTTCATCGCCTCCGCTTGAGACATAGGGCTTGCCTCGGAAGCTTGCGGGGTCGTTGTCGCTTGGCGCGAACCAGACGACGTTGCTTTGCGGCGAGCCAATCACTTCTCCATGAGACCGGATCCAAACGACCCCGTCATCCAAAGTGAGGCTGGTCAAATCCTCGCCACGAAAACGCTTCTGCGTGCGTGTGAGGGGGTTCCGTGGGTGGGCCACGGGCTCTACGAATACCACTTGCTTCAACTTCATTCTCATACTCCGAAAAGACCCGTGTAGGGGTCGTACTGATAGGTCACATCGGCACTCTCAAGCAGCTTGTCACCCGCCTTGGTGCTGTGGGAGGTGACGACGTCGTGGGCGTCTCTGACGCAGGCGTCGAGGAGCTTGGTGGCGAGCCCCTTGCCGCGCATCAGGTGCTTGACGTAGACGTAGTGCAGGTAGCACGTAGGGTCGCCGTCGAGACGCTCTACGCAGGCCCAGCCGAGGATGTGGGTCTTGTCCTCCGGGTTGCAGAGCACAACCAGGGAACTCGACTTGATGACCTCTCGGATCACGTCGTGGTGCCGCTTGTAGTAGACCGTGTTGGTGACGCCTGCCGTGAACTGCGCCTTGCGGTAGGACTTGAGCCATGAGTTGGTGATGAACGGGATGTCAGACCCATCCTCCGCAGCTCGTCGTAAAAGTACCTCACTCATCGAAATCCTCGCGTGGTTGCTCCACNGGTGTCTCTAGACCGTGGTTGAAAAGCTCCATGTGCCACGGGTTGACACACTTGGGCTCTCCACACAGTGTGCGTACGGTCAAATACTGAGCCTGCGGGTAGTCCCCGAAGAGCAGCATGGCCGCCCGCTTGATGTGTATCCTGCGGCTGCCTCGCCCCCCGACGCGGAACCTGTCGCCTACGCCTGTGTAGAAGACGTGGAACTTCCTAGCGGTCCTGTCCGTCGCCATAGACTGCAGAAGGTCTGAGTCGTTGACAAGGCCAAGGAACCGCTTACGCGGGCTCACAGGGGGCCTGCCGGTGCGTTTCTTGGTCACCGGAAGCGCACAGGGTTGCGGGCAAGGCGTAGCTGCTGCCGAAGGCGCCTCACCTCTGCGAGAAGGTCCGTGATGTCCTGCGGCGCGTGCGCGATGGCTTCTGCATCGGCGTAGCTCTGCGCAGCAGTATCCGGTGAAGCGTTCCGAGGCACGATGATGTCGTGGTCGAGGCACACGGTTGCTAGAGCCACCCCTTCGATCGTGGCTTCGTAGGCAGCCTGGTGCCGCCATGGTCCCGGTGTCGCCAACTCCCACCGCTCACGGATGGCCTCGACATCGATGGGAACCCTACGCATCGCCGTCTCCTATCTGCAAAACCTTCTGAGCCTTGGCCACGAGCTTGGCAAGGTCTGTGTCCTTGAGGTCACCGTAATCATTGTGTAGCTCTTGCGCACGCTCTTCCTTGCTCAGGGCTACGAGAGACTGCACAAGGCGGTTGAGGGCGTTGATCTCCGCAGGGGCGAAGGAGTCTCCCTCCGCTGTACGGGCCTCCATGAGCTGTAGCTGGCTACGGAGGATGTTGTACGCGCTGTTGAGCATGTCTGCCGCTGCAGACCGGCTGTGGACCAAGGAGACGCTTGTCTTACTTGCCATCGGATTCTCCTGCGGAGGCCAGCAGAAGGTCACACAGGCCCGACACGCGGGCCTTGAGGGCCTCTACCTCGTCCTGCAAGCCGTTGATGTGGTCTTCTGCGGCAGCCTTGTACAGGTCGTAGTCCTCTTGGAGGTCTTGAAGCTTCGTGTCTCGGTCCATCAACCGTCCTCCGTGCGTAACAGCGGCATCCCGCAGGATCCTGATGTCCTCCTCGGTCTCGGATACGTATCGCCGGTAGGACTCTGCCTCAGCGACCTCCGCGACAGCAGCCCTGTAGTCAGCGAACAGGCCTTGGCCTTCGTCGCGCTCTACAGTAAGCTCGTGAACCTGTTCGGTGAGGTCTAGAAGCTTCTCCTGCAGGCTATCGGTGAACCTGCGGGACGCCTTGACGTACCGGGCATAGTTCTCGCAACCAGCGCAGGGTAGTTCACAGTCGGTCACTTGGCCACCTCGACGCTGAGCAGCCGACGGGAGAGTACGTCGATGACGTGTCGG